TTTTTGTGCCATGTGTTTCGTTGTGAGCTGCTGCATAGGCAACCAACTGCAAAAAATAGTCTTCAATCCACTCACGCTTTTTGGGACGGTTGGTTTGTTTGAAGTCCATGATTGCTGGCTCGCCTTTCCATAGACCCACACAGTCAGTGGTACCAGCGTATAAGCCACTGTAAAACACTGGAACTTCGGTGCCCCAAAACTCATTCACATGCTGTAGCCCTTGCAAAATCACTTCAGCTGCCATAAACCAAGATGGATGCGCAAACGGATTGGATGGCAGCGGTTTCATGTCATTGCTGAGAATATAACTCTCAAGGTAGGCATGCATGCGTGTACCACGATTGGCCGCCTCTGTAGTAATTTCTTGTGCTCGCTGTTCGCCTACTCTGGCTTTCCAATTGGCCAATGCCTGTCGAGCTTCGGCTGGTTTGGTGCGATCAAGAATTGTTGTTACACTGGGCACCTTGCTGCCATCGGGCAAACAGTAATGACGTTTGCCATCCACTGTGGTTCTGTCCAAGGGGGCATAATTGTATCGTTGAACTATCATTAAACTCTAAAACTTTCTCCGCAACCACAGCGGTCGCGTTCGTTGGGGTTGCTGAATTCAAAACCTTCGTTAAGACCTTGACGCACATAATCAATGGTCAGGCCTTTGAGATAAACATCGTGTTTGGGATCCACCAAGATCACAAAATCAGGCTGTGCATAGTTTATTACATCAGGCTCGGGCCGGTATTCACTAACATATTCTAACACATAGGCCAGGCCTGAGCAACCAGTGGTTTTCACGCCGACTCTGATGCCAGCATAGTTTTTGGCTTTGATCAGTCGTTGTATTTTGGTCCTTGCTGCTTCAGTTACTGTGATCATGTCGCTTGCGATAATCTTCTACTGCGGCTTTGATCGCGTCTTCAGCAAGGATGCTACAATGGATTTTGACTGGTGGCAGTGCGAGTTCTTGAGCAATTTCTGAATTTTTAATAGTTGCGGCTTGGTCCAGCGTCTTGCCTTTAACCCACTCGGTAACAAGAGAGGAACTCGCAATCGCAGATCCACATCCATAGGTTTTGAATCTTGCGTCTGTGATGATGCCATCTTGGACCTTGATCTGTAATTTCATAACGTCACCGCAGGCCGGTGCACCCACCATGCCAGTTCCCACATCGCTATCGTTCTTGTCAAAGCTACCCACATTGCGTGGGTTCTCATAGTGGTCAATCACTCGTTCAGAATAGGCCATGTCACATCCTTACCAAAACTTCTTGATAGTGTCCATCAATCAGTACCAGTTGTTTGCGATACGGCACACCGTCAATGTACACAACATCATTGGCAGGCTGCATGATCACCGGGGGCTGCATGATAACTGAAGGCTGCATGATCACCGGGGGCTGCTGAACCACTACAGGTGGTCTAGTGATTGCATAGGCCACTACACCGCCAATAATAGCCGGAGCGAGCCAGCGCAGGTCATGATCGCGATGATGGTGGTGGTGATGGTAGTGATGATGACGCTGTGGATAAGTGCCAGTGGCATAACCGTAGGGATTGCGGTGTTGCGCAAAAGCAACAGAACTAGCCACAATCAGCAAGGCAGCAATCAATTGTTTCATAGCAGACTCCTTTGTTTTAGCAGTATACTACATTTAACGTTTTTAAGCAATCTTTTGTTGACCCAAATTGGTCACACACCACGATCGCGCTTCATGGCCGATTTGGCTGCTTTGGCCACAATGTCTTGAGCTTTGTTCACTGGCATGGCCACATTGATTTCGCCGGCGCCTTTGAATCTAATGGGATCATTGGTGCCCGGGGTGAGTGGCTCTAATACGTTGCTGAGTGGTTCTCGATTGATTACGTCTGCCAAATTTTGTTTGGCAATACTGATGTCAAGATTGTTAGCCAGTTTGATAAAAGCATCCTGGCTAATTTCTTTGGCAGCATTGGTATCTTCAGCTCGGCCATTGAGAAAAGACACCAGCCCGGTCAACAATTCAGGGTCTGGTGAAACGTCGCCAATGGCTTCTCTGATTTTCATCGCTTGGCGCGACCCAACGCTCCAGCAGCTGGCTCAGCTTCAGGTTCGGCTTCGTCTGTGGCAGCAGCAGCGGCAGCATCTAGAGCATCCATACCAGCTTCGGCGTCTCCGCCAGCAGCAGCCATGTCAGCACCAGCAGCAGCCATGTCAGCACCAGCAGCGGGTGCACCCACAGCAGGCATTTGTGGAGCTTGGCCAGTCACAACACCTAGAGCAGCATCCATTTGTTGTTTGGCACCTTGAATGTTTTGCAACAGGCCTGCCAGAGCAGCAGTGGCGTCAGTGTTGAATTGAGTGGCTTGCTCCATGCCTACTTGATTCTTGATTGAATCAACCAAGGCTGGCAGCTCTTTGAACTGTAGTTCGCTGACATCTTCCAACATGCTTTGCATCTTGTCAACCATGTCTTGTGCGGCCAAGACCACTTGAGCCTGCTGCACTTCACTTTCGCTCAATACTTTGCTGAGACGGCGGAAGCGACTTTCGGCCTGCATCATGGCAGCGCCGGCCACGAGTTTTTGTTCTTCAGGATTTAAGTTTTGACCAGCTGCACTTTTCTTTAGAGCACTGGCCAATTTGGGATCTTTCACAGCAGCTTTGACAGCACCAACGGGCTTGGCCGCAGCACCTGTTGCGCCAGCAGACGGAGTTGCACCAGCGGTGGGCACAGGTATAGTGTTCTCGGCAACTCGGCTGCTGAGAGCCTGTTCCATCATGACCAGTTGCAAATACTGTGGATTCTTTTCACTGTGATGGCGAGCCGAAGTTGCACGATGCTCGCCCAAGATGCCGCGCACTTTGTGCAGCATCATGCGGGCCTGTTTGGCGTTGAGCTGGTCAAAGCGAATGCGATCACCAAAGTAGCTTTCAAACACCTTGGCGATTTGCTTACTTGGCCGTGGAGCCGATAGTTCTTGCAGTTTCATTTGAGAATCCCTTAATTTGTAGATATTTAGCTCGATTTGCCAATTTTTCTAATTCGCCCATGATGGCTCTGTGCTGGCCAATCTTGGGAGATAATTTGGCATGCAAAGTATCTTTGAAGTCATGATTTTTGACTTTGCGTATGGTGCCACGCATGCAGTTGATATCAGCTTCCAACAACTGGCGTTTGCGCTCCAAGGCCATGACTTGACAGGCTTCGGTATAAAGACGCATTTTGTCTAGAGTGCACCATGTCAGTGCGGTGCGTCGGTCGCTGAATTCAAACTCACTGTCACCACGGGTTCGCACTGCAAAACCACAACGGCTGCGTTCTATTAGATACTGCCCAAACGCCACCACTGTGCCGTCATCATCTTGCAGTATGAATTGATCTAAATTGCGCAGCAATTCTTTTTCTGCAAAACGATTTAATTTATGATCTTGATTCATTTCAACACATACTGAGTAATCACGTAGCCAAGGCATGCAGTCAAAAATCCTATGATGCCCACACCCCAACCAATGATTTGAGTGTTGCGCTGGTCGGCTATTTCAAATACTTTGTCGTGCACTTCATGCACAGTTTCTTTGAGTTCAGACACATCAGTTTTTACAGATTCCAGGGCTGTTTCCAGTGCTCGGTATCTTTCGGCACACAATTCCACGTGTGCTTCAAGACTCTTTTTTTCTATGTCTGTTGTGTCAACCATGATCAGTTATTTATAGCTTCAAACCAAATGTTTTGTCGAGGACCGTCAGTTTCAATCACAGCATTGATACTTTGTTTCTCGCCCAAATTGGTGACCATGGGCACGCCAGCACAATCTTGCAGCAGGTTTTCAAAAACGTTGTGTGCAGAACCATACACATTTTCGTTTTCGGTTTCAAACCAAAACTGCCAGTGCTGTTGATCTTGCTTGGCAGCAGTCACATGCATGGGTTGCGTTCTCAAACTGATCAGCTGTATCAGTGTTTCGTAATTTCTCTGTTGATTTCTGCTGCGATGCCAGGCCAAAGTATTGTCCACTGTTTGCCCAGCTGCATCCTCAAACGGAAATTCATTGGTTCGCATGTGTCCAGTCACACCAGTGGCTGTGCAATCAAACAAGGTGCGGCATAAAATTTTCATTGTAGATATTTAAGACAAAGAAAAACCCTGGAGTTTTTAAATCCAGGGTTGCTGTGGTCGCTAAACTGATTACAGGTTAGTGAAGCTAGCTGTGCCAGAAACGTTGGCTGTTGGGATACCAATGTTCAGGCCACCAGTTGCGTTGGCTGTTTGAGCAGCAGCAACCAATGTAGCTGTGGTGTAAGCACCGCTTGGGTAGATAGCCAAGCTGATGGTACCAGCTGTAGCACCAGCTTGGTAAATTGCGATTGTACCAAGTTGTTGGATTGAAGTCAACACGTTGTTCAAGTAACCGTTAACGTTACCAGCATTGGTAAGTGCAGCGTTAGCTGTCAATGTGAAGAAGTCAAGTTTTGGACCTTGAATCTGAACTGGACCTTGAGCGGCCACGTTGGCTGTGCCGGCGATAGAACCGTTGGCTACGTCCAGTGCAAATACTGGCTGGGTAGTACCGTTAACTTTTGTAAAAACTGCCATGATTTTTCTCCTTAATGGTTGACCCTTTGGGTCTACTTTTATTTAGTCCAGACCAAAAAATCAGGCGGGTTGGGGGTTATTTCTAAGTCTATTTTGTGCGGCAAAAGCTTCGGGATCAAAGCGTTTGACTGCCTTGGCATAGCCTGATGGGGTGGCCATGACCCAACCTTCTTGCCCGGGGTGCTCGACGTCGGCCTGTCCCAGGATTTGCATCTTGATGTCATGCAATTGAATAAATGCTGTGAATGCAGCAGCCAGAGCTTCGGTGTTGCTGGCCGGACTGTTTAGATATTCAACAATGTTGCGGAACTTGCTGGGTGTTACTCGTGCCTGTAGCCACTCGCCAAACTCTGGCAGCAAAGTTTGTGGATTCAGGGCTGTGCCCACTTTGCTGTTGATAAAGTCCACACACAGTTTGGCCAAGTCAGTGATTTTGTGTGCTCGCAGTTCGGCAGGGTTAAACAAGGTGTCAATTTTGCCGCCGTCTTGCCGTACCAGGGCTCTAAGCTGCTTGAGTTTGACATCTTCCACTTTGAGCTGACTGGGCACCGCTGGACGCTCCAACATCAGGCCCTGCACCGGCTGAAAAGTAACGCCACTGAGAGGTTGACGTGGTTCACCTTGATCAGCATACATGCTGTGCACAGCCACTCCAATGTTGCTGTCACCAA